GTTCGACATTGCGAACTGCGTCTGGTCCGAGGTCATGAAGATGCCGTCCGCGTGGGCGACCGCATCATAGAGCTTGGCCACCTTGGTCGATGTCGCGGTCGTCTCGATAGGATCGGTGTCGAGATAGTCCGTCTGGCTCATCCGCCACCAGTTTCCGAACTGGCCGCTCTCGCTCAATCCGACAGACTCGTCGAACAGGAAGCCCAAGCGGTTCTGATACAGAAGCACGCGCTGGATTTGGCGGCCGATGAAGCCGGGGTTGGGGTTGTTGCTTTCGTCGCCGACGCGACGCGGCGCCCAGCTAAACGGAGCGAAGATGAAGGAGCCGTCCGCCGTGCGGATCAGCGCATGGGGCATAGTCTTCGCGTCGATTGCGTTGGCCATGCCGGGCTTCAGGCATTCTTCCCAAGCCCCTGCACGATAGACGACATAGTAGCTGATGAAGTCCGACGTATCGTCGCCGCGCACTTGGTAGATCGTGCCTTCGGACGGCGTGGGCGGAAGCTTGTCGAAGCGCTGGACCGTCCCCGAAAGGAAGCCCTGCGAAGGGTTGGGCGCATACTGGTATGAGACGCCGGGGCCGAACTCGACGCCGTTGGCATCGACGCCATAGGTCTTGTTCAGCCAGAGTTGGTAGTCGTTGTCAGGCGTGGTGTCGGCGCCAGCAGGTTTCAGCGCACACGTCACCTTCCGGTTGGTCAGAAACGTGTAGTCGGCCACCGTCACGGCGTCGAAGTCCGAGGCATAGTCGGTGGCAGTGGACAGGTAGGCCCAGCCAGACGGCGCCTCGACCGGGCGTTCCTCGCCCGTCAGGACATCGAACACGCGGATCACGCCATCGGCGATGATGGCGATGTATTGCTCGCTGATGTCGCGGTTCATGGCGTGGACGAAAGCGTCGGCCGGAGCGTTGGCCATGAGCTTTGCGACAAGCTGCGTCGGCGGACGCTTGGAGACGCCCGTGGCGATGTCGGACCAACCGTTAAGTTGGTCCTGCATCTGGTCGGGAGATCGCACGAGGTCGCTTTGCTGCGACACCCCGCCGATCATGGACGGGATGGTCTTGCTCGTGAGGCTCACTTGGCGAACCTCCGGGGCGACGCCATGCGGCCACGGTTGACCTTGCGGGCGATCTCGTCCGACGCACGGAAGACGTTGATGTCGGCGGTCGCGGCTTGTTCGCGCTGGAGCGCGAGCCATGCGCGCTGCTGATCTTCGGCGGCGAAGCGGTCCAGTTCGGGGGCGCCGACGAAGCGGGCTTGGAACTTGCGACCGGCTGCGATCACGGCATAGCCGCGCGCCAGTTCGGGGAGAGCGTCGAAAGTGAAGGACCAGCGGATGCGGCAGATGACCGGCTCGCTGATCGACCATGAGAGGTTGGCCGCGTCCCAGAGGCACATGCCGTTCGTCGGGTGCTGACGGGGCGTGAGGTCTTGGCGCGGGTCCATCGGATCGACGGACATGGCGCCAGCAGGGATCGCGATTGTGCCGTCGATCTCTGGCAGGAGGGTGTGACCCTCATCGGTGTTGAACTTGAAACCGTAGGCGCAGACTTCGCGGACCACCTTCGCCAGTTCTTGGCGGGCGATGTTCTGATCCGAGTTGTTTGCGGTGAATGCGTTGACCGGGGCTTGGCCGATGACGGCCAGCATGTCGTTGACGGCCTCAAGTTCCGTAAGCGGCGCGGCATACATGCGCGGCCTCCTTTCGGAACGAGGTGAAAAAAAGGGCCGCCCCTTTGGAGGGCGACCCTTTCGTGTTCTGGCTTATGCGGCCGACTGAACGATCTCGACGGCTTCCGCAGCGCGGAAGACATCGGTGCCGGAGGTGTAAGCGGCGGTCAGCAGGTGACCACGCTTCCACGGCTGATGGATCGTTTCGAAGTTGACGCCTTCGACTTCCGCCGTGGCGACAGCTTGCTTCGTCCAGACTGCACCAACGGTCGTGGTGAAGTTCAGGCGGTAGCGAGCCGGGATCGCGTTGTTGGCGGTGTCGTTCGTGCCGAACGGCATGATGTTCGACTTGAGGATTTCGATGCCATCGACGGACTGGAGCGCGAACTTACGCAGAGTGGCGTCGCCGCCGTTGTAGTCGCGGTTCAGGTTCTTGTCCGAGCGCGCCATCAGATACCACGAGGCGGTCGGCAGGACGGCGTAGATGTCCTTGGTGACATCGACGTTCTTGATGTCCATCGTTTCCTTGGCCTTGCTGATCGCGTCGAACAGCTTTTGAGCGTTCGAGGTCAGGGCGGTGTCGGTGACCGGGGTCGATGCGCCAGCACCCAGAAGGTCGGCGGTGCGAGCGGCCTTGATGACGGCGCGCAGGACGTTGGCGTCGTGCTTCTCGGC